TTAATAACCCTCTCGTAGTTCTATACCACAAATTACCCATAGCATCTCTAAAAAGAAGGGCGATAGCTGGTCTATCGCCTGCTCCAGATCCTCCTGTGTATACCCTACTTCTTTTTCTCCTGGTGGAATAACATCAAAATAAACATAGTGTGTTATCGATTCTTCAAGTGGAATATTGTTAGCACGTATATGACTTGATAAAACAAAAGCCTCGTATATAGGTAATTCTGATTTATTATTAAAAATAACACGAGATGCTACACCGTTAATGTCAGTTAAAGGACTGCCGTTTTTATCTTTCGCTGTACCTTCTATGAACCAAGCTGAAATTTTAGAAGCTTGCTCTTTCTCTAAATCACTATTCCTCTCGTCAGTTTGTTTTTTGATTTGCCAATAGGCTACTGCAACAGCTGATACGGTACCAATTGCACTAAATGCTGACCAAAATATACCCCAATCAATATTTCCAAAAATAAAACATAATATAAACGATAATTCAACCACCATATAAACAAACATTTTTTCTCCTTAATTAATTAAATTTTATCATAAGAATCAATAAAAACCCTGACCGAAGTCAGGGAGCAATTTAATATTTAAGCGTTTGTCCAACATATAATCAAGTATAAATACTAAGCTTCTTTTTCCTATATACCTTAAATATCTCTAAACTTTTTTAACTTTTTTGTATCATTTGATAAAATGTAGGACTTATCTTCAAAATAATAAGTAGGCAATTTATGTTTATCAGATATTTTAATTGGTATTTGTAATTCTGCGATATCTCCGCGACCTTTTTCTATTTTATAAATCTGATGATAATACTTTCCGTTTAGACTAAGAAACTGCAAAATATAGTAGTCAAAGTGTCCATTGGGTTGAAATTTTTCACTAAGAGACAATTCTTCACCCTTTTTTAACACGAGATAATTTGTAAGTAAAGTAATTTTTACATTCTTATCTAACTCAGGTCTAACCCTATATAAAGAAATATTCAAAGCTGTATAATCACCTATATTTACAATTTTTGTATACTCACCTTCAAAAGATAAAAATGCCATTCTTTCATCTCGTAATTGAATTTTTAAAACAAAAATTGATATGACGGAAGCAATTGAAACACTAATTAACGCAGATACTATTTCTGTCAATCTCTTCTTCTCCTTAAAATATATTAATCACTATTTAAAAATACTTCATATTATTATACAACAAATAAAATAAAAAATCCCTGCAATCTGCAGGGATAATTTTAGAGTTTATTCGCATTTAATCGTTTTTGTAGAGCTTTCACAGTATCAGAAACTGGACTAATCACACCATCTTGCGTTGTGCCAAGATGTTTCTGTAAGGCTTTAATCGTGACTTGACCGCACAGTCCATCTTGAGCAATCCCAAGAATTTCTGTAAAGCTTTGATAACATTTGAACCTGTCAGTGAGGAATCAAACTGAGCAGCGTAAATATTTTGGTTAAAGGACTGTTTATATTGATGACTGATGAGTCCATCTTTTCCATCGGTATCAAAATATTCTTGAAGACGTCTTGCTGTCGCATTTCCCCACTGACCATCAAGAACTAACTGAATCATCTGAGGTTTGTTGTCAGTACTGACAGAATTGTTTGCATCTACTAGTCGATAAAAATTGTGCGGAAGACTAGTCGCCATGTACGCATCATTCGTATTTTCTGCAATGCCGTTGTTGACGTAGGAACAATGGATAAATGCCCCATTACTCAAAAAGAGTCCTGTATGTCCTGCGGAACCATTAGAACCTCCTGGAGTACCAGAGATAAAAATATCCCCTCTCTGAACTTCTGAACGACTAATTTTTTTCAATTGCTTCCCAACCATACCGAACAATGTTTCAGTATTTCCCATTGAACCTGCAGGGAGAAATCCACCAGCAATCAAGGAAAAGAAGACAGATGAACTACAATCATAACTATTTGGTCCTAATCGAGAAGTCATCGAGTAAGTAACTTTCCCTTTTCGCGCTTCCATCCAAGCAATCATTTTTTCAATATTTCCCATGTTATTTATCCTCCGTTGAGTTAGTCTTAACAAGACTTGCTGTATTATCGCCAATGTTCAAGCTTGCGATTGATGTCAAAATAGAAATCAATGTCGCAAAGCCTGCAATTGATAAGATATTTGCCCAATCAATACCAATCAAGCCTGTCGCTCCTGCTCCAAGTGCTCCGATTGCTGCTTGCGCAAACGTTTTGATAGCACGTTCCGACATATCTTTAAAAAATGTTTTCATGTTATTTTCCTCCGTTGAGTTTTTCAAGGTACTCATGAACCTTTTCAGATACAAAGCTGTTTCCGCCTAAAGCGACATAACGGTCATAAAAATATGCAACCTCACTCGCTGAAAGTCGCTCACTATTAATCCCCTCTAAGAGTTGCAAACGTAAAACTTCTTTTTCAAGCTCTTTATGTGCAATTGCAGCACTACTTTCAATTGCAGCAATTCTTTTCTCCATGTCATCTAACTTATCATTAATGTTTTCGGTTAATCGTGAAAACCACCGTTTAAAAATTTTTCCACCCAAACCCAAAATGAGGACAATCGTTGGCAAATTAATCATAAAATCAATTGCCATCTGTCCCGCATCCCTCATTAATTGCTCCAAATCATATACTCCTCCTAAAAAACTCTGCCACTACTGACAGAGTTTATTTTTGTTCCATTCTTTCATCAGCTTGTTGGGAAATCATCATTGGTAGGATAGGTCGTTGTTGCCCACAAACCTGTACCAACTCCACCTGACGCCCGAGGTTGCCATGTCGCGTTTGAACTTCTCAAAATGGCAGTAGCTCCTGAAGAAAACACTTGTTCATAAATTGGGTTTCCTCCATTATTGTAAGGGCGAAATCCAGTCGGAATATTATATGTAGTAGCTTGAGCAATCCCAACAAGAGTATGTGTCGTCATTGTCACCATATTCCCAACTCGGAAATATTGAAATTCAATTGAAGGCGTAGAATTTTTTGCTTCAAATATCTTACTTGATATTCCACCAGTTGATGTGAGACTCCCCGTTTCAAGTGATGTCATAGTGGTAGGGTCAGTAAATGTTTTCTTGCCTGCAATGGTCTCATCACCTGTATTATGAACAACTTCGCTCTTATCAGCTTTACTTGTTTGTAACTGATTGATTTGATTTTGTAAATTTGTAGCTTGATTATCATCAAGTTGATTTTGCAAATTTGTAAACCAATCCTGAAACTCAATATCCGCTTGCGAGAAAATGCTTCTATACTGATCCACAAGACCGTCAACATTGATATTATCAAAAGGTGTCGCCCAACCACAAACATCAGAATTACTACGTGTATCAGTGATATCTGCATCTGTAATCTGAGTAGCATTCATTTTTACTGAGAGTGTCGCAAGTTGCAATTCAAACATGATGTCATTTCTAACCACCGTTGTATCACTTGGCTTGTAAAAAAGATAAGTGTCTCTAGCATTTTTATCCATGCGCAAGACAATTGAATCTGTTCTATCTTGAATTGATGAAGCAACATTAACCTGAATCGCAATGGCTTCATCATTCATGTAAGAACTCCCTGCAAGTACTCCAGAACCAGCTCCTACTTGAATATTCATCCCATTTTGAGACGAACGCACACGTAATCCATCTTTGAATGACATGACAACCCCTGTTTTCAGAAAAGCCGCAAAGAATCGCATAAAATCTTCTGCATCATAGAGACGGTCACCGTTCACGTCATTCCACGGAAAACTATATTGTGTCATTGTTTTAATCTCCTTTTTATAATATCAAATACCGTGGGGCTTTCTTTATCCCAAAGTGGTGATAAATGATGTCCTGTACTATCCCACGTTTCATCAAGCCCTGCAAGTACAGAAGTTTTAGTTAAATTAAAAAGTTGGCTAGTAAATCTCACTCTATCTCCCAATTGATAGTCTTTTTGATATTCAAATAAACTGCTTTCCAAATCAATATCTCCATTTAATGTGAGAATCGCTTGTTGTTCTGCCAAGCTGGAAATACCACGACTAGTTAAAGCCGCAAGATATTGAGCATCTGTCAAAGTAATATCATTGCCATTGCCATCTTGTGTTTTTTGTTGAATATCCCTTGCATCGACATAGATTTCCATTCGCTCAAGTCCAGCAAGATTATCATTGAGTTTTACATTTTTACGTGCTGTACCCTCTCCCTCTCCGAAAACCCAAGCCATTGTCGCTTCGTCAAAATTAGAAGATTCGTAGCTTTCTGAAAGTAAATTATCAAAATCAACATTAAATTCAACGACATTTGATAAGTCTCTTCCCTTAACAATTTCAAGCTGATTATGGGGATTTTGCAAGTTAGTTGCCGTTTCATTGATTCCAATATCATAAGTAGAACAGAGACCATCTATTTCATTTGAAACCACTCCATAAGAGTTTTGATAATCAATTGTTGCTGCCGTTAATTGATTAGGAGAAATAACTGATAAATACTCAATCTTTCTACTTGTTTGACTAGGGTTAATTACTTCATTGTTCAAATGGTCATAAATGATTTGTTCAGGCCGTTTGGTTTGATGATAAATACGATAGACAATCCGTTTAAGTGCTTTTGCACGCAATGATTTACCTGCAACGACTAACTCACCATTGGTTGAATCATCACAAGTGACCTTGTCAATGTAAAAATAAACATCATTGATATTTAGAATATTGTCCGCAACAAATAGCGAAGAAATCAGATTCCTTTTTCTTTCATTTTCACTATCACTATCACTATCACTACTCACTATTAAATCTTTGACATCATCTAACAAAATGACAAGCGAAAATTGAGAGTAAGTATAATATCGCCAATTTGCTGTCAAAGATTTAAAACTATCTAAAATACCAGCAGATTCAAAAATGAATCCACTCGTCCCTACTCTTTTAAAAACTTCAATATCCATAGCATCACACTCCAATCACGAGTGGTGTATATGAAATCGTTGCAAGAATATTTTCCTCACCTACATCCGCTTGTATGACAAGATTATTTGGCTCAATATTATCCAACGCAAAGAATGACGAACCACTCATCCGAATTCCCATTGCATTTGTTGCTTCGGGGTCTGTGTCGTCTTGATACCATGTTTTTTTCTCTCCGTGAATTGTTGACAGAAAAATGACAGTTCCTGCATCAAATGTTCCATTCCAACCAAAAAATTCTTGAGTGATAACATTATAGATTCTGGGATTTTTCACTTCTGCATTGCATTGTATGGTTAACTCAAAGCCGACCGCAAAATCGCCCTTATTGAGTATTTTTACAATTTGCCCTGGTGCAATGGTCGCAAAAGCAAAATCTGTTGTAATCGCTAATGGAAATTTCATCTTGTTATCATTTGACGAAAGCGGAATAGATTTATTTCTTACATTCTCGTCACGCCATTCAGGGTCTAAAGCTCTAAATTGCAAGGTTGAGCTAGAAGTTGATGAACTGCTGTCTTTGCTTCCCTCATAACCTTTCAATAACTCTGCATCAATGCTGTAAAGATTTTCAGAAACCCGAATAAATAAAGTTCCTGCAAGCTCTGGATTGATAATCGCCATCACTTGATGCTCTTTGGATTTCAGAGATTCATAGGTTGCTTCTTTAATTGCAAGACCTATTGTCATATCACGATAAGTAAGAGAGCTAGATGTTTTTCTTTGTCCTGTTCTACCAAAGATTTTCTGAGAATTAATTTCATTATCTGGCGAACCAAATCCCTCATAACTTTGTAGATAAAAAGGACCGAAGCGGTCCATTTTGATTTCTTGATTCAAAGTGTTTTTGTAAGAAATTTCAACATTAGGTAATGATGCCATTGATTACTCCTTTCTTATTTCTTAAAAGTTATCGTAAGCAGCCTTTTGCCATTGCAACTGTTGCTGACGTGCAATTTCACGCTCTGACGGATTTTCACGAACAACAACCGTCATTGGCGCATGGATTTCCGTTTTACCTTGAGTACCTTCTGAGACATCAGAAGGAATACTGCTCATTATTTTTTGAGCTTGCATCACACTATTATTATCAAAATTAAAATCAGAATCCCATGTATCAGTTGGGAAAAATGTTGAGCTAATCCCGTCAGTAATTGTTGTTTGAATCTGTTCAGCCATTCCTGACACATTTTTCTTAACTTCCTTAAAATTTTCCATTAAGCTGTCATTAAATCCGCCCATAATGGCTTGACCTGCTGGAATTAATAATTTCCTATCATAAGAGAGTGGTCCTTTATGTTCCTTAATCCAGTCACCAATGCCACTGACAAACTTTTTGCCGTTTTCCCAAGTTGATTTTAAACCACCCAAGAATCCGTCAATAATTGCTTTTCCTGCTCCTGCTAGGTCAATGTTTTTTAAACTATTGAACACATCTTTAATTCCCCCAACCACTTTCTTGATAGGTGCAGCTGCAGTATCAACTGCATTTTTAATTCCTGTCCACGCAGTAGACATTGTTGATTTCAATACACTACCAGAACTACCAAAAGCACTAAAAACACTCTTGATACCGTTGACAATACTATTAATTACCCCACCAACACTTGAAATTGCCGACTTAATGCCATTCCAAGCGGTACTAAGGATATTTTTAAGCGCTCCGCCTGCAGAACCTAATCCGCTAAATATAGTCTTGATAACATTAATCACACCGTTGATGCCAGAGGCTGCCGTTGAAATCACTGCTTTAATGTTTGTCCACGCACTCGTCATGAGCGTTTTCAAAGTGTTACCAGCTCCTCCAAAGCTTCCAAACAGACCAATAGCTGTACCAATCCATTGCGCAAGCGTAGACAAGACTGGCGCAAATGAGCGGAATACATTGACAATGACATTAACAACTGGGGTTAAAATCCCTATTGCAATGCGAATCACATCAAATGTTCCAGACAAGCCCATCATTGCACCTTTCAAGACCCCTCCAATAAAAGCGCCTAACACTTGGAAAACGGGCATCAATGCACCTGACAAAATAGAAACTAACGGTTGCGCCGCATTCCACATTTTGACAAATGAGTTGATAAGTATATCAAGAGCTGGTCCTACAACAGACATCATTGTGCTAAATCCTGTTTGTAAAGCTGGAATAATCGAAGTAATAAGAGATTGAATACCACTAAAATTTAACTTTGAAATTCCATCAGAGATTTTTTGAATCACTGGTGCAACTGTTGACGTAATTGTTTCAAATAGTTTTGGAATATCTCCAAATGCAACTGCCAATGCTCCAGCAATCGGTAGTATTGCAGTAACAACATTATCAATCAGTGGTGGTATTTTTTTAAATACTTCACTTAAAGAATCAGCCATTGGTGCAATATCATTGATTATGTTTGTAATGATTGGTGTAATTCCAGAAAAAAGTTTATTTAATGTTCCGCCAAGAGGGGCGATACTTTTCATCACATTCTGAAAAATTGGAATCAAACTATCAAAAGTTACTGACATAGCAGCACTAATTGGCGCTAAAGTCGTTTTTAGATTTGAAACAACACCAGATAATCCTGAACCAATACCAATTCCAAGTTTTTCAGATAACGTTTTTCCTGCTAATGAGGCAAGAGTGGATAATGCTCCAGGCAATGCTTTAAAAATGTTTCCAACCATCGGAACAAAGTTATCAAATAAGAATGTTGAGGCTGTGCTTACTAAAGCTTTTAAAGGACCTTGAATATCTCGTCCTAAAGATAAATTACCAAGAACATTAGAGAGCGATGCCTTCATGGATGCAAAAGAACCACTAAAGGTTGTTGCAGCTTCCTTTGCAGTTGTTCCTGTGATATCTAACTCTCCTTGAATAACATGAATCGCATTATAGACATCACTTAGGTTTGAAATATCATATTTTTGTCCAGAAATTTTTCCAGCTTCAACCAAAAGCCGTTGCATTTCTTCTTTTGTTCCACCAAATCCAAGCTTCAGATTATCCAACATCGTATAGTTTTGCTTTGCAAACCCTTGATAAGCGTTTTGGATGTCTCCTATATTCGTACCCATTTTATTGGCATTGTCTGACATATCTATCATTGCCATATTAGCTATATCTGCCGCTTTCATAGTATTTCCACCCACTGAATTTAAAAGACTTGCAGAAAAACTAGTTACATTTGTCATATAATCGTTGGCTGATAGACCTGCTGTTTTATAGGCAATATCCGCATTATCCAATACCTTTTTTTGAGACTTCATTAAGTCTGAATATTTGCCCTTAACCTCGCTAACTGATTTTCCAACTGATTTTGCATACTCGTTGACGGAACGCCCACCTGCACCGAATAGCGTTTCAATCCCACCAATTGATTGCTGAAGGTCTGCTCCTGCTGTCAGTGATGATGAGATTAATTTTCCAAGTGCTGCGCCTGTGGCGACAACGCCAGCAATTGCTGCAATTTTTAAAGCAGTACCAATCTTTGACCCTGCGCTTTTCCCTGCAGAATCTGCTTCGGGGTCTAACTGTTTTGACATCGAACCAGAGATACCTTTGGCAGAAGGCATAATTTGCACATAAGCTTGTCCAAGTTCTGTTGACATTAATTTTTACCTCCTGTTTTCCCTTTAATCAAGGTTTGACGTGCTTTTTCAAATTCCTCACCAGAATTAAATACGAGTTCTTTTTTCTCTTGGGTTTTTGGGAAAGAGTATCAAGGACAAGCTTAGGTTTATTTTTTCCTTTTTGTCCATCTTTTGTTTTAAACCAAATACCAATACTTAATCGGTCTTGAATCCCTGCTAAAATCAATGTTTCAAGTGGTAAAGATTGCCCACTCATTTTCATTTTGATTCGTGAGTTATCCCTCAAACCGCAAGAAAAAACAGCCACCTTTGAAAGAGGCAACTGTTTATAGTCGTAAATATGATAAGTTTCTGCAAGGTCACAGATGAGTGCTTCTTCATCGAAACCTATCATCCTAGCGAGGACTAGGAGTTTTTTAATACAGGTTGATGAGTGAAAATCTCAATAATCTCTTTACCCATTTTTTCTGTGGAGACATAGCCATCACGTTTTTTCAAAAACTTTTCAAGATTATCTGCTTGTTTACCTCCAAGCACCTTGCTCACTAAATCGACAATTAATGTGCCATCATTTTCAACGCCTTTGATAAGTTTAAGAACTTCATAATCATCTCCAATGTTTTCACTAATTTCATAACGAAATCCTGATTTTGTTGTTCCCTTTAGCATTATTTACCCCCTTCACTTTCTCCATCGCTTGTACTTGCTTTTTGAATATACTCATAGTGAGTATTAGCTGCACTATCAGGCATACCAGTCAATGTTGTTTCATAACCTACAGCATCCGAATCAGTGTATGAGATATCCCCAACTTCAGATACTTTACCTGCTGGTACAACAACACGTTTCAAAATTCCACCATTCATAATCATGTCTACAACAATAACGTGTTCTTGAAGTTCTTTTGAATTTGCTTTGATAACAATGGCGGTGTCCAAACTACCTGAAACATTATCAGGTCCATAAACTTCTTTCAAAACATCTGGATTCAAAGCTTCAATGAGTGTGTATTTGAATGTATCTTCCTTTTCTGTTTGCACTGTTGCAACTGTGTCGCCACCCCAAGCTTTGAGGCTATCAGATTTTGGAGAATTGGCATTTACCAAGCCATCCTCTGAGATATAACCCAAACTTTTAAAGTCCACACTTAATGTTGTAATTGCATCCGTTGGCAGGGTTGTACCAAGCGGTGCTGAGTAAATTGCACCCCCAATTTTAGGCTTTGCCGTTGACACATTTTGTGTATTTGCTACCATTTTTTAATCCTCCTAGTAATGTTTAATGTCAAACACCGCTTGATAGCGGTATTGTTTTGTTTCTGTATCAGTGAAATTGTAGTCGCTGTTGAGCGAAACGGCACTTATTTCATCTAATGTAATGAGCTGCTCTACAACGTTTTTCAATTCTTCGTTGAGCGTTGCAGCTTCATACATTGATGGTGCGATACTCTGAAATGCGAACGTAGAAGACAAGAGATGATTGCTTTTGCTACTTCCTGTTTTTTCAAACAAAACATAACTTTTTGGCATATCTCCCGATTTCTCCAAAAAAGCTGATACCGATAAATGAGTATCAAGAAAATTTTTAATAATCATCTCAATCATCTACCGCACCGCCTTTAATATAGTGTTATTTTTCATGTTGTCACGTTTAGCTTCATAAGTTTCCGCAAATACCATTGCATTGGCACGATTTTTACCAACATGAATATCTTGACCATAGCCTGGTCCGCAACGCTGTTTCACTTGATCGGCTTTTTCTGTCAGTATTGCTTGCATTTCTGGTGATTTCATCATAGCAGCTACTCCACTACGATTAAGTTTAAATAGATTTTTAGCCATAATGTTCTACCGTTACTTTCTTATTCCAATCTAAAGGGATGAGGTCTTCAATCCCCTCAAGAGGTTCGCCAAAAGTTCGCCAAGTTTTACCAAAAAACTTAACTTCCTTATCTTCCCAATCATGCGTATCTCCCTTGGGAATGCCGAGGGTGTAAATTGCCTTTTTCCCTGTCAAGGTCAACTGATTGACAATATCGTCAGATGATGTTGGGGTAACTAAAACATTGTTTACCTCAATTTCCTTGTCCTCATAGATAGGACTTCCGAAACCATCTTTGCCAATTTCGATTTTATCTACAAGCACGACCGTGATTCCTTTAATCAGTGTCATCATTCCCCTAACTAAAAGATTTCCATGCTGTCCATGTTGAACCATTCAATGTGCGATATACTGGCTTTAATGTTGCACTTTCAGGATATACTACTTGCTTTTTTAATGAACCAACAAATGTATATTCCAACCAATAAGCAGTCCCCACAGGGAATGGTAAACTTCCTGTCAGATTGGTTACAGCACTAGAGATGTAATAGCTTTGTCCAATAGTATCTAAATTCAATGTCGTACTTGAATTAGTGTTACCCACCTGAATCGATAATGCATACTGTGCGAACAATCCACCTTGAACGCCTACATTTGTAAGTGGTATTGCTCCCCAAGCGCTCCACGTTGTTCCGTTAAAGCTTCTAATAGCAAGGTTACCGCCATACTGAATTTGTCTTACCTGTCCATTATCTCCTACGATTACTTGAACGAGGTTACCTGCATAGTAGTCATTTAACATTGTCCCCTGTGCCTGATACAATCCAGCTTTTTTATAGTCGTTCCAATCTCCTGTTGCTTGTTGTACTAACAAGCTAGTTGAACTGACAGCATTTTCAGTTTTTCCTAGCTTTCCTGCAATTGCTGACAGAAGCGCTTGAACAGTCGTCAAATTTTCTGGTGTAATACCAAAGTCTGTAACTTGATTTGACAAGTTCGTCATAATACTTTGCAAACTTTCCATATCTGTTGTAGTTGCATCAGCCTGTGACTGTAAATTTGAAAGAGCATTATTGATTGTTGTCAAGTCAACTTGTGGAGCATATTTTTGAACCAATGCAATCAAATCATTTTTAAACTTTTGCCCTGTTGGATCTGAAGTTTGCAAATTATACAGAGCCATGCTTTAACCTCCCAACAAATCATCAACATTAACAGTCGTTTTGGGGCTATCAATTTGATTAATATTTCCATAAAAATCAATCACCCCATATCTTTGTTTTTTCAACCCTAAGCGGCTCAATTCGGAGTTCTTGATGAACAAGCCTCCACCAGGGACTAGATAGGAACCAGAAAAAGAATAACCCAAAGCACTCTCTGTCCTTTGGGTCATTGGTTCTTGGTCAGTAGACGTCATCAACGTTCTAGCTACTATATCAACAGTGACGGATGTAACAACACTTGCAAAATAATCAGGATTGCTTGCAAGCATCTCATCTAAATTTTTGCCGACTTTGTCAGCTTCCATCCGCAAGGAATCAGAAACAACTACAAGCAGCTTTTTTGCTCTCTCCTGTTCCTCTGCTTTCAATTGTCGCCACAAGCTATTGACATCATCAAGTGTTGCGAAAGGTACCATATTACTCCTTTCCTTGCTCCATCATCAAATCATAAAGCACTTGTTTGTTTGCACGTTTATCATATTCAACACCGAAAGCATCAAGTTCTTGCATAATTTGTGCTTTAGTAATCCCGTCATAGGTTCCATCTAAGTTTGATTCTTCCTCAACTTGCTCTTGTTCAACTTTTTTGGAGTCTGCATCATTAGCTTGGACATCTACAACAGCTTCTTTAGATTCATTTTCAAGCACCCAATTTCCACCAGAGATTTTAAATTCTGTATCAATTGTTGCTTTTGTTAATGTGTTAAAATATCTCATTCACGTCCTCCTTATTCAGCAGCTTCTGTTACACGGGCAAATTTAGTAGCATCAAGAATTCCCCAACCAAGGTATAATTCAGCACGGATATAAACTTGGTTATAACCTTTTAAGTCAAGCCCTGAATTGTCAGGATCACCAAATTGAATAACTTCAAGTGGCACTTCTTTCGCATATCCCCATTTGAATCCATTTGCAAAATCTCCGACGATTGCGCGATCATTTTCTGTTGACATATCTGAGACCGTTTTATTAACATCTACTGGAAGTCCGTTGATAGTATCTGGTGTTGCTCCCCATTTCAGTTCAGGGAAAAGAGCATTTCCTTGTTGGTCTTTTTGTTTAGCAAGAGCCGAACGGAATGATGGGTTAATTGCGATACCAGTGACATCAGCATCAACTCCAGTTAAAACTTCTACTGCGCTTTCGATGGCGCCATTTGCATCTGCAATCCCTTTGGGAGCTTCGACTTTTTGAGTAACTTTAGAATCAAAGTTGTTCGACCCGATAACGGTTGATGCAGTCCCTTGACGTGGATTAACGCCATGAAATGCCATTAAATCAATACCGCGAGCAACCTTTTTTGCGAACCCATCGTTGAACGCTTGCAAAATATTGATTTTTTCTTCTTGAGATGCATACATAAATTCGTCTGAAATACGTGCACCGTATTCAACTTTGATTGGTACCATTGTTTGTGGCGCAAGAGACACTCCACCATGCGTTTTTTTGCCGCTTTCAGCAATTACATCAATTTCTGAATCCATAGTGAATGTGAATACTTTTTCACCATTAAATGGGATAGGATTTTGAGCTGATAAGCGTGCAATTGAGCTTTTTCCAGTCACTTTGTTAATAAGGTCTGTAACCAATGTTGGGTCAAATAATGTTCCTTTGTTTAATACCATTTTTTATTCTCCTTCTATTTGTAGTCCTTCGACTAATTTACGATAAGCTCCATCTTTTCCATCACCCAAATTTGGTTCAACATCTTTAAGTGGGGCTGGTGGAGTCTGTGGTTTAATGAATCCGCTGAAACGTTCAGCATCAGCTTTAAGTGATTCTTCATCATCGCCTGAAAGTCTGTCAGCCAAATCTAATGGCAAGCCAGCTTTAATAGCAATAGACTGTTTGAGTTGTGCTGTTTTGTAACCACTGATTTGTTTTTCATAATCAGCTTTTTCTTGTTCCCAAGACTTTGATTCTTCAATAGTTGCTTGATATGCAGTGTTATCTGCTTCAAGTGCAGCAATTTTAGTTTTGAGTTCATCATAATCAGCATAATTAGCTTCAATCGTTTCTTTTTGACGTGCTAATCTTGTTTCAATGATTTGGTTTAACTCTTCTTGCGTTTTTGGTAAATTATTTTCTGACATAGTCAAATCCTTTCTCCTGCTTGCCCGGCAGTTCGGTAATTTTTGGTACAAAAAAACGACTTAAAAAGTCGTCTAATACCGTATTTGTTGTTTTTTCTTCGGCTTGTTATTGCTACAAGCCCAATGCGCCAACAACGCACTGTCCATTAAACTGATATCCATATCATCAAACTGTGATTTATACCCAAATCCACCACTATTACCAATAGTTCGCTTGTCACAATTTGTGACTACAGTAGTAAGTGAAGGTTGTCCAGAATGGCAAAAGCTTTTTTGAAAAATCCCTTGTTCCCATCGAGAATTAGCGTTGATGATTTCTTTTACAGTTGGTAGTATCGGCTCTTTCAATTTGAAATCTTTCATTTCACTCGTTAAGATACTTTGACCACTTTGTCCATCAATGACAACTTTTTCAACATCCGCTTTTTTTAAGAAATTGATAATCCACTGGTTACCATTTCTTATGGACTGACAATCAATTGTTTCAACAAATATCTTTCCTGATAGTGTTTTAACTGCAATACTCATTGCAACATTTGCACCATCATTTCCATACTTAATACCAACAAAGAGCTTTCCTTTAATTACTGGCAAACGGTTAACCTTTAGTGCATTCCATTCTTGCTCTGAAATGACTGATTTCTGGTTATATTTTGGCCAGTAACCCAAACGTTGAACATTATGGTCCAACTTATCTTCACCAAGTTCGGCTTCAATTTTGCGTTCATTTAAGTGATAACCCATAGATGGATTAGAATTGTACCAAGCTTCAACATCGTGGATGTCCTTAATGTCTTCAACTGACCATTCTGCCCAGCCTGAATATTTTGCTTTTCCAGCTAAAGTATTCTCTCGATAATTTGTAAAAACAGTACCACTTGATACTGGTGTTGGAGGTGTTCCACACATTATAGTCATTGGATTATCACTGTCAGTGACAGTGTACTTCAATGCTGATTCTTGCTCAGTAGTATATTCTTGCGCTTCATCAATGACTAAAATGTCGAATCCTTCACCAAGACCACCACTTGAGGTCCTAGTCCTGAACTGGATAACTCCTCCAGACTCAATCAATTCCAATCTCTCTTGGCCTTTAGCTTTAATTGATTTGAAATCTTCTCCCTCAATATATCCACTATCTTCAAGATATTTTTTTAATTTCTCGTAAGATGAATGAGATGTACTGATTCGATGAGCTGTATGAAGGATACTTAATCCCTGTTCAAGTGACCATAATTCAAGGATATAGACAATTTCTGTTTTACCATTCCGCCGTGGGATTGAGTATCCAAATTTTTGGTGTGTCCATAAGCCATCTTCATCAATGGCCATAACCTCTTTCAAAAGGTTCTCCTGCCACGGATAACACTTATGTTTAGATTTTTCGTAAATCTCAATAGCTTCTTGATATTTTGTTTCAGTAAATGGAAGTATTACCGATTGAGTAGGATACTGATTGCCAAATCTTTTTTCAGCAGTCATGTTACCCCTCCTTCAATCTAAAAGCATGATAACCCTATCGCTGGGATGAGTTAATCAGAAATTATTTTATTAATCTCTTTGAATTTTTGTTCTATATCTTTTAATCGGTTATATTCAGAAATCGTTAAAGAAATAGAGTTATTACCATTTAAAAGTTCTGTTACGCTTTGCCCTCCCATTTCTGATATTATTCCAAGATTTTCCTTATTGGGTAAATTACGTCCTTTTTCCCAATTATTTACAGTCCCCTTGGATGTATTAAATAGCTTTCCGAATTGTTCCATTGTCAATCCGCTATCTAGGCGTATTGTTTTAATTTTTTGTCCTACTATTTGTGGAGAGTTTAGATTATCAACATGAGATGTTAATTCTTCAATAGTGATATTTGCAAATTCTGCAATAGCTTTAATTCTTTCAGGATTCGGTAGTGATTCCCCTTTTTCCCATTTTGAAGCATTACCTTTAGCAGCACCAAATAATGCTCCAAATTTTTCCAGCGTCATTCCCCTACTAAGTCGAATATTCTTGATTCTTTCCCCGATTATTTGATTCTTCATTTTCTCTCCTTTAGATTCAAATTTTTACGTTCAGCAATCTTTGCATCTTTATCTGGGTCAACCCAGTTCTTGGACCAAACATCCTGACGTTTTCTATCAATATCCCTAGGGTCATATTCTACTGTGCATCGGCAACGTTCATGACGATGATACACGTCACTTGGAACATTAGGATAGTCGTATGAACCTGCCAAACTTCTACACCAATCACATGCTTTACCTACTAACTTTCGCACGATTTTAGGTTTTAAACCTGCTTTTGCTTGAAAATCAATATTTTTCTTAAGCGTATCATCAACAACACTCTGGCTAAATGTTACTATTGGCTCTTTCAAAAGCCAAAGTATTTTTTCAAAATCATCTTCACTAGAAATGCGATTGACAATGCCATCAATTCTATCTTGATTTAATTCTGGAATTTGTGATTTTAATTTAAAGCCAGCCAATTGATTGAGTTCGCTTTGAACATCCGTTGAATAACCTGAAATTAAATCAAAATTTTTCTTCAATATGGAATTGAACAATCTATCTGCAATGTTGAAATACATTTTTCCGTCAGGTAAAACATCTACTGTTACATGAGTTCCCAAAACATCAGATAAAATTTGACCAACTTCGACACCAAATTCATTTGCTTGAATATAGGTTGCTTTTTTAGTTTTCAACAATTCCATTGATTGCTTTAACGTTTTACTATTTGCTGCTCTTTCATCAAAATCTTGATTTATTTTTACTAAAAGAGGTGGTAAAATATCTTCCATCTTTATACATCCGAATCATCTAGCATTTTAATTGCTTCTTCTTGATTAAATCCAAGTTTTTGAAGCATCAATGATGCGTTGTTTTTGGTAATTGTCCTTTTATTCCATTTTTCTAACAAGCTTGTTATTTCATAGGTTGATATTTTGCGTGTACTATTATTTTCATTATTAGATGCCTCAGGCTCAGATACGACAATTGGTGCACCACCAGTTATTCCTGTAATATCCCTAATAGTTAATCTATCTATAAATCCTGGTATAGCTTGATTAAGTTTAATAGCACCATCTCCAATCAAACTCAACATACTTGCATCAGCTTCAAACAATGGTTCCCATTTCGGTTTTGTTTTTCTGAACTGTTCTCGTAAATATGGAACATTATCACGCAAACACGCTGCAAGATAAGCAACATTCAAAAAACCAGCCCCCAAACTTCGTTGAGCTTTTCTACCAGCTAATCGTAAGTTTTCGTGACTTGCCTTAATCGCTTCAACTGATGACGGATTATCAGAAACAAATCCTAAATCATCAAGAGTTAATCCTGTTTCACCAGCAAAACCTGCGGCTGCAGTTCTAAGTTGTTCAGTAAATGGCGACATGCTTGGTTGAGTAAATTGTCCAAGAGTTGGTTTATCACCATCCTCATCTTTTGTGAATTGCAACATGCTTGATACAGTTGCTTTCCAAGTTTCCATCGGCTCCGCATCATCACTCAATCCAGTTACATATTTTTGAGGGAAGGAATAAAACTCGGCTGTTACATCGGCTCTTTCAAGCGTTCGTTTTGCATTGCTTTGCCAATACATTCCTGAACGTGTAATACGAGAACGTCCAAATGGGCGAACTGCATCAGGACGGTGAATGATTGGAACTAATAGAGGATGCCCTGTTGGATTAGCAAGAGAAATATTATTACGTGAATCACGATAATAATAATCTGTTCTATCAGGCAAGAAATGTGCTTCGAGAACAACACTATTGTTTTCATCTCGTTCTAAAACTGCATATCCCTCTGTCAGTAATCCAGTAATTGGGTCAATGATTCCTGTTGCATTGACCGCTTCAATAACTTGAAGTCGCACCGCATCATTTTCACCTTTCGAAATATAAGTAAAGCTACATGATGCAATAAGTGATGACAAAACAGCACTATCAAAAAATATATCAGGATTATTTTCCTCAAAAATTTCATTTACTGTAAAGTCATCATTTTCAAATTCTCGAAAAACAAGACGGTCTGCAAGACTGTCAACTCCCTTTGCGCACCATCCTAATATTGAACGATATTGTTGGCTTAATGCTTGTGGAATTGTAATCCCTTTGAATCTATCAACATGCTTCATTGCATATTGCTCATAGCGCATTTCTGCTCTTCGTTTATGAACAGACAGCTTAAATCTCAGATATCCAATACCTTTTTCAGTCAATTTTTTTGCTCCTTTCTATAGTCGCGTGAGAAAAAATGTACAGTGACGGCGTGAAGTACGAGCCGACCGAGGGCGGGGAGGTATGCCCCCTCATTCTCTCTCCTGTGCATTTTAAATCTTCTTTAATATTATTTATCGAAAAATAATTAAGAGACGTAAGAAGCCCAATCACGGCTCTGTGGCAAGTTACGATTTCCTAATACTTTCGGCTCTTCCTGCTTCACGTTGAACAACTTATCAGACTTCTGACGGTTGCAAGTCCAGTGAGCAAGCTGCAAGTTATCTATTGATGAAGGATGACCGCCTTTATTAATGGGGATGATGTGGTCAACAACCGCACTCAATGGGTCAGGTGCTTTCAAACTCTTATCAATTGGCTTACCACAAATGCCACAGGTGTTCTGTGTCTTGAGCAATATCTTTCTGTTTTTATCAAAGGCTACGCGGTGTGCGCCTTGTCTATCAGCTCTTAATGCCATGATACTCTCCTTATTGCATGACAAAAGCCAACAGAATATATCTGCTGGCTTATTTATTTTTTCTTGATGATACTATAATACTACATTTATCTTGTCCGTTTAAAGGGGCTAAACGGACAACATTACCAAAAGCCACCACAATCATCATCATACATTTCAAGAATGGCTCGCTTCTTCCTTCGGACTGTTCTATCACTCATGAAGCAAAGCTTACCAAGTTCTTCCTCTGTATAATAATTTGTATCAACCCATTGATAATGAAATAACATTTTAGATGCATCATCAAGTTTACTGATTAAATTATCAACCCTCTTTCTAAAGTTTTCAATATAAATAATCTGTTCATCCATCATCCACTTCTCTACAATATCGTGAGTTGGATTAGATATTTTACTTGAACGACCTCCTCCTACATTATCATCGTGATGCTTACTCATCATTAACTCTTGTTTACGAATTGCAATCGCCTTATCAACTTCTCTATAAAGATAAAGTTTTTTTGAGATTGTTTTCATATCTTGGACTGATAGGCTATATCTTCTACTCATAGTATCTTAACTCCTTATATTTTGGTATAATAGAATTAAGAAAAGTTGTTTTTAAAGCGCATTGCAGTGCGCTTTTTTTGCTGTTTAAAACCCCATCCAAACCCAACGAATCGCACGTAGCAGCAAGCCAGTAATAATTATTCCAAACCCAATGATAATTATTACTGATAGAATTTGAACAAGGATATCATTAACATTTTTATTTTTCATCTGTTACCTCCTTAATGAAAACAACTTTGAAAGCTGCGTTACTTCTAATAATCCAACCTGACTCACTTTCCAACTCCAAGATAATATCATCATAACTATTAGCTTTTATGATTACGCTAGGAGAAGCTTCTAGTCCAGATTCATAAGCAACGGTAGCGCCATATAATTTAAACTCTTTCATTGATCACCTCCTGATATCCTTCAATAAATGCTTTAACAACATTCGCATAACCTCTACCTACCGACCTTACATTTTCAGGAGTTAGCTGAAATTCATCAACTTTCCTGATACGTTTCTTGTGCTTGATTCGGGAATATCCGCAAGGAGCATTATTTACTGTTAATTCTTTTTTCATTTCTTAACCTCCTTGTAGTCTTGATACAACCCTTCAAATATTGCTGTAGCACATTGTAATGTAGCCAATCCTAGTTCAGCAGCAGAACCTTTGAAGTCTGTTCCGTCTTCATTCCATCCTGCAATTGAGTAAGGATACTCATTTTCTGGATGAAATATGATATGTATTTCTTTAATCATAAAATGCTTCGCCCTTCTATGATTACCATGAAATTTGAATATATGATTTATAGACATTTATACCTAAGAAATTTTTCCCATATATTTCTTTTAGTTCTATATCAAAACCAACACCGAGCTTTTCTTTTAAGAGGTCAATAGTACCTCTATTTTGTAGTCTAATTTTTAGATATTTATCTTCCGGCTCACTTATTTTGATTCTATAACCTGTATATCCTTGATTTGCTGCAGTTTTAATCTCTTTTTCTAAATCAATTTTTTTATACCATCTTTCAAACCATTTTTTATGAGATTCATTCTGAGATGATTTAATTTCATCAATTAATTCCATTCTTAACCTCTTTCTTTTATTAGTAAATATATAATATAATCGGAATTTAAAATAAATAGGCTCTAATCTTGATATTGTTCACTTTATAGCTATTTTTATATTTTTATTAAAATAAGCTATTTTTTACCTCAATCTATATGTTCATCAAGCCATTTATCAGCTTCTGTCATTTTTCAAATTCCTTTCTTTAAAACACATTCTCTGACTCATCCAGCTCCGAGCGGTCAATGTTTTCTTGTTCAATGTTTGAAAGTAATTTACTGAACCGCTTGGCTAATCTCCCCCAGAAAATCACAACACTGATTAATACTATTCCGCCAATTAAATTAATAATATTTGCGATTGTTTCCATCATTCCTCCACGCTTTCCGTATTGATTATTTCGGCAATCTGTTTTTCTAAAATCGGCTTTATAAGTTCCCAATGTTCGGCAGAGGCTTATTTGTCAGCGCAAACTGTTATTTCAAAGCCTAACATCTTGATGTAATATTGCTTCATTCCTCCACTACCTCGACAATTTCCACGCCCAGCGCTTTGCCTGCGAGGTAGGCAAAAACTAGCATAGGGTTATCTTTGAGCCATTGCGGTGTTCTATCTCCGTTAAGGTCTAAAGCTGACAAATATTTAATTGCTTCAAATTCATTTAAAAAGTGAAGTACTTTTATAAATTTGTCAATTTTTTCCGCAATGCTTTTGCGAATCGTGAGGCGAGGTTGGTTGGCAATTTTGTTTAATTGATTCAGTAAAAATCCAACTTTATCGCCATACAATAGGAATACATCAACTAATTTAACCGCATCTACTGCAATTTGTTGTGCTGTTTTACTCATCTCTCAACTCCTCAACTTCTTTTATTTTTTTAATCTGCCTTTTCATGTAAAGCTGAAGTTCCCCAAACACATTCTCTGACTCGTCCAGCTCCGAGCGGTCAATGTTTTCTTGTTCAATATTTGACAGTAATTTACTGAACCGCTTGGCTAATGTCCCCCAGAAAATCACAACACCGATTAATACTATTCCGCCAATTAAATTAATAATATTTGCGATTGTTTCCATCATTCCTCCACGCTTTCCGTGATGTAATATTGTTTCATTCAATCCCTCCCCACCAGTCATTGACCAGCGATATTAGTTTGTCGGTCATTCTCGTTCTTTCTTCATTGACTGCCAAAATACATCATTTAGATATTTTTGATATGCACTTTTCTTCGGTTTAAATTTATCAAGCTTTGTTTTAATTTTATGATGAATAACATAACTGTTTATTTGACGCAGTTCTAAACCCAAAATTTCTGCTATTTCTGACCTGAATTTTCCTTCTTTTGCAAGTTTCCTAATTTCTGAGTCATATTTTGTTAAGTATTTATTTTTTTTAGGCAATTTAAGCGTTCTAATTCTATCTGTGATTGCCTTTTCGGTTACTCCAAACCTACGTCCTAACTGAGCGTATGTATACCGAAGATAATTTTCAATAATATAGTCGTCTTCTTCCTTCGTCCATACTTTTTCAAAGTGTCTGATATCAAGCTCTTTTCTTAGCCTTACAGCTTTACAGACAATTGACTTTTTACTTCGCCCTAGAAACTCAGCCGCAGCATTCAAGTCAAAATTATCAACATCGTTGTAGTAAAGTTCTAAATAGATTTCTTCCTCTTCTGTCCATGCTTTACCAGCCATTTTCCCTACCAATCTATTGCCTTATTCATATGAGATTGTTGTTCTTTTTTTGAAATCCGAGTATAAATCTGAGTCGTAGCTAAGCTTGCGTGACCCAGTAAGTCGCTAACTAATGAAATATCTTTCGTTTTTTTCATCATATTTACTGCAAAAAAATGTCTAAAGCTATGAGGGTGCATTGCCTCCTCTCTGATATTGTACTTGTTGGCAAGATAATGCAAAGATGAAGCAACACCTCTTGACGTGATATGATTATTAGCATTATAAGGACTAGGGAAAAGCCACTCTGAATCAACATTTTTGAAATACTCCGCAGAATCCTTAACTAACTGCTCTGGAATATAAATTGTTCGCATTTTGCCTTTCGACCACATCACCGCTTCGCCATTCTTTAAATCATTTTTAGTAAATCGAATAAATTCGGAAACGCGAGCACCCGTTTTTGCTATAAATTGAATCCGCCAGTACATCTTTTCATTTTTATCTTCTACTAATTTTTGGCAAAGATAATCATATTCTTCACGAGTAATTACATTTTCAACTGATGTTGGTTGTTGAATCTTAAGCAGCTTTACCTTATTTCTGGGTTGATTGATTAAATCCATGAATAGATTCATCGGCTGCAACCGAATATTGACGGTTTTAGGAGCATACTCTTTCTTTAGCTCATTTTTCCAAATCATCATATTCTGTTTTGAAAAGTCTTTCCCGAAGCGATTTCTAAATTTTTTCAAACCTAATAAATATTGCTTACGAGTATTTTCTGCAAGTTCACGTTCTTCAAAATAATTTTCAAATAATTGTTCATATTTATCCAAATAAATTTCACCTCCATATCAGATGCATAGGTGTTTTCCAAATATCATATATTTCTTGCGATAAAGCATTACCAACATAACATTTAGCTCTAACTCCTAGCAGAGAAAGTTGAACATAGCACATTAACAAGACATTTTCATCTAAATCGCATGCTTCAACTTCTACATTTTTTTGATAATTAACCCCCAAGTCTTTCATCAATTGCAACTGAGCGAGAATCATGCTTCCTGCTCCACATGCATTTTCACCAATCCTGATTTTCCCTGACTTTTCTATTGTTTTTTCTAAAAAATCTTTATCAATCGCTAATTTGGCACTTGCGAGTGACAAAGAGTACGGCGTAAAGAATTGACCTTTATTAGAATTATGAGCATTTAACAAATGATACATTTTTCCTAAATGGTCATCAATTCCATTTTCATCAAATAAGTCAATCAATTCTGCAAAGCATTCGCTAAATACTTTCAACGTTCCTTCACCATATTTTTTAAATAGTTCTAAATATTTCTTTTCTCGCTCATCAAAATTTGTTAAATCTGCTTGATTTGATAAAGTGTAAGCCATGGAATGAATCCATGCAAAGAAAAGTTCATCGTAGCGATATTTACCATCTAGTTGCTTTATTTTTTTTACAATGAGTTCCACTGTCATCCCTCCACCTCCACGAAATCACGAGTTAGTGGGTTGAGGTAAGCATAAACAATATTCCTTCGATTACAGTTTTCAAACTCATCTGACAAATTATTAAACATGAAAGCTGTCAAAGGTTCATCTTCAATCAATCCATCTTCAATCACTTGAACTGTCGCTCCGACGTCACTGTATGGCCTGATATAATCATTGACAAATGATTCTTTCACAACATAGTCCAACTCCTCCGCAATGCTTTTCGGAATCGTGAGCGAGGACAGACTTAAAATTTTCATGAATGCTTTACGATTAACCTCGATTATTTCATTCTGTTGTTCAATGGTGTAGTAAGCCTTTGACTTAAAATTCAATGCTTCTGCAGCAATTTGTTTCGCTTTTTCTAATTCACTCATCGCCGCTCCCTTCAGCTTTCTCTATTTCGTATTTATGTACTATTCTTGCTTTTGTTCCAACTCCTTTTATGATTTCGACATTAATATGACTAGGTGTAGTTGTAGTTCTATAGCCTATTTCGTATGCCATGCAGAACCCCTCTAATTTACCCTTAGCATAATAAAATGAGTTCATTGAGTCAGAAATATTTTCCTTGAAGCTATATTCCGCTGCCAAAAAGTTCATATATAATATTTCAAAGTTCTCATTTCTCTGTTGTGAATTCATCATCCCCTCCAATCGCTGCGAGTGCTTCGCCTACTTCGTCAATAAAAGAACTTGTAACATCTCCACCAGCATATCCGTCATCTTCATCAGGGTCATAGCTTTTGTAGTTGGTGTATGCTTCTCTGATTTCTGTCAGTGCCTTTTCATATCTATCACAGCGTTCTTGCAGTTTTTCAACCTTATTTTCGGCAGTTAATTTTTCTCTGTGAACTTGCTGAAACTCTGAGACTGTGACTAACTGCATTTTGTTATCTCTGATTTGTTGAATTTCATCAGCGCTGTAAACTAACAAATAATCTTTCAAGTTGTCAGTGCTGACAGAGACGTCAGGAAGATTATCAATCTGTTCTTGAATAGTGACTGTTCCTAAATTAACCATGTCATCCAACGCTTCGCGATAACCGCGTTTGTAATCTTCATTTTTGCTGCTCTTATTCAAGAGAGATAAATAAAAATCTCTAAAGCTTCTTAAATTACTTGTTGCTAGTCCAAATAGCATTTCCTAATCCTCCGTTAAATCATACAACTCAATTCCAAGCACCACATAATCATCTGGTAAGCGGTCTGTGTGGAAGTAATCACAAAGGATTTCAATTATGCTGTACGGTCATTTTTACGAACGTTGAAATTCATTTTTCCTGATTTGACATCATCAAAATATTTGATGTCTAGTTTTAATTCGTGTGTTTTCATTCTTCCACCTCGATTTTCTCGTAGCTCCCAGTTTGCATGCTGTCGATTTCTTGCTTGGTAAAAGATGTTTTATACCCTTTTTGTTTTGCAAGAAACGAATTGTCTGGTTCTTGCCAATGCTCATAATATCCAGTGTTTGTATCTAATGCCAAGTAACTAGTTGTCAGCTTATTCTTCAAATAGAACAACTTCGGATTCTTTAGGGTGTAGTCATCAAGCCATGCACGAAGAATCAAGTTGATGTTTTTATCACTTCCTTGAAAGAAAAGCCACTCATTCACATCATCTGGCATGCTATCGTCATCTAGCAAAGCGAAAGCATTATTATTTTTTCCTTTTACACATTCAACCCACTCCGCCACAAACTGCGGAATCACTGGCAGAGGTTGCGGTGGTTGCCAGTCTTTGAAGTGCTCTTTTGTTTGTTCCATTTTTGTACCAAAAGCAGAATTTCCCAGTGCTTTAACTACTTTGTCAAATTCTTCTTCAAAAGTCTTAGTCATTTTTCATGTCCTCCTTACAAATTTTCATCTGATCCTATTTCCAAATCATAATCAAGTTGAAATGATGAAGGTGAAAAATCAAAATCTATCTCTGAATCGTGAATAAACCTTGTTTGTTGCTCCTCTGACATATTTTCAAAGATTCCCTCCATCGCTTTTAATCCTTCTTTCATCACTAAGGCAATTTCAAGGATTTCATTTTTCTTATTTTCATAGTTTGCTTTATCAATTTTAAGCGTACTTTGTCTCATATCTTCTCCTATTCAAGACAAGATAATTCTATTCACTTGCCTTTATCTAGCCTATGATATTATTTCTACCTCTCGTTAATATCTCGTGATTCCTGGCATATCAGCCATATCAGCTAATTTCATAATGATTTGTGTGCAAGAAAGTTGCTCAATCATTTGTTGTTTCAAAAACTGACTTAGTTTATAATTTTCTTGCTCGAAATCATTGATAATATCGTGTTTTGATTTATTGGTCATCATGATGCCTTTCGCTTGTCTGAGATTGCTTCAAATTTAATCACGCTATTTTTAGAGCCTTCCATAATTCGAGAAACAATTTTATCATCATACTTATTTTTCATTTCTTGTCCTGTGAAATTTGACGTGATAATTGTATTTCCTTCTCGTGCATTGTAAATATTGTAGATGATTCCTTGGACCCAGCTATTATCTTTTGAAAAAGTGCTTTCTGTTCCCAAATCATCAATTACCAATAAATCAACATTTCTCATCAGGGTACTCAAACGTTCTTCTTCTGTTTTTTTGTCTGAGTAATTCCAGCTGTTTTTTATTTCTCGAACTAGTTCGCTAATATTGACAAATAAACAAGAAAACTTTTTATCTTTCATTGCTTCATTGACTTCTTGTAAGATAGCCATTGCTAAGTGAGATTTTCCTCGTCCTGCACCACCGACAAAAACAGTATTAAATATCCCTCCTTGGATATATTCTCGTGCAATTCGTTGTGCCTCATTGAGTACACTCTGCTCAGGTGTTGTTTTGACTTTAAAAGTATCAAATCGTGCATACCAAAGCGACTTTTTACCAACCAAACTCTGAGATTTTAGCACTCTATATTTTCCATATTTACTCTTATTTAAGTAGTTCGCGTTAGCTGTTCGTTCTGCCAGTACCTCTTGTTTATGATGATAATTTCCTGCTTTTGTGCAATGCCTGCAGAAGCTCATACTTGTCACTTGGAGTCCTTCTTCTGTCAGTTCTCCATGAATTTGAGGGTCATAATCTATTGCAGGGGATGAGTATAGCGCATGAGTTCAATATTTGAATGTTCAGGACAAAACATCCCCGTGGGTATTTCTCGCCTGCGATAGAACCAAAGCATTGCATCTTCATTTTCTTTTCGCATCCTATTTCCTCTAAAATCCTAATTCCTCATCATATCCCTTATTTTTCTTCTCTATTTTTTTGTTTCTCAGTCCCTCATGATTTTTGAGGTCTGATAAACTTTTTATGTTGCCGTGTTCCCAATTTTTCAATATTCCATCGACATATTTAAGATTACGGTTTCCACTATCAACAGCAATACTCATTGCTTTAATCACCATTTCATAGCTATGGAGTTCTGACCAATCCGAAATACGTTCACGGATATAACCTGAAATTGTTCCAAAATTTGCTTCATAAAAACTCAAAATCTCTAATAATGATGATGACTTATTAATTGTGTTATTAAATGTGTTATTCTCCTTTACCTTTTCTTCCATACCCTCATTACCTTTTTGTAAAGGGGGTATGGAATTTTTTGTAAAGGGGGTATTTACATTTTTGTTTATAGGGCTTATATAAATGTTTCTTTGTTCCACTTCTTTGCTATTTTCCTTATAGGTTAATTTACTTTCGATATAACCTAATTCTTGAAGACTACTAATGGACACACTTATTGTCTTTATCGAAACTTTATATTTTTCTGCTAACTTACCATTGCTTATCCAAGCATAACCGTTAATATTGGCTAATGCTGCGATTTCTCCATAAATTAATCTAGCAAGAGGAGTAAGTCTGTTATCATGTAAAACTTGTGCATGAATAACGACATAATAATTCACTCCCTCGAAATCACTTTCTTTATCAATTGTCATTTTTTCACCTTGTATTAGATATTCTTTATTCGTCCAAATTGTTCGCTCAATTCATTTGAACTTAATTTTGTATAGATTGTTGTTGTAGAGATGTCTTCATGCCCTAGTAATTGTTGTAAAACAGTGGAATCTCCACCGTGATTGATAAAAGATTTGGCAAAATAATGCCTAATCGAATGTGGGTAGACTTTATCTTTATTGACTTTTGCCCTACCAGCAATATTTTTTAGATTCACTCGATAGGTTCGTTGATTTTTATAAAAAATAGCGGACTGGATGCCCTCTTGATTGACATAACTCTTTAACTGTTTTTTCAAAAACTGAGGAATTGTTACAATTCTCTGCTTTCCCTTATTTTCAATCACAATTACTTTTTTATTGAGGTCATCCGCCTTTATCGCACAAACTTCTGAGATGCGCATCCCTGTGTTTCCAATAATCAAGATAAACAGGCGCATTTCTTCTGTCTTGCTATTTTTAATCAGCCTTTTATATTCTGATTCAGTGATTGATTCACGATGTTCTTTTGTCTGACTTTTAAAAAGCTTTACTGATAATTTAGAATCAATATATCCCTCATTTTCCAGCCAATTCAAAAATATATTTATAATGATGAGTTTTTGATTAATTGTTTTAAGCTTATACCGCTGACTTGGCTTAAACTCGCATTCTTTCAGATAATGCTTGAATTGAATAATCGTTTCTTTATTCATAGATAGATGATTGCCAACAACAAAAGATTCAAATTGTCTAAGCGTATTCAAATAATTTTTAATCGTATTTTTACCTAGTTCATTTTCTTTGATTGACAATTCATATTCTTTGATTGGTAACATCTTCATCACCTCTATTCATAAGCTATTTTTTACTCAAATTCTTTGCTTTTATCTGTCTTTTCTAAAGTCCATACAGCACTTTGAAAAGGATAGCCAGATTCACTCTTCCCTGATTCTAATGTGGTGTGAAATTCATAGCCTACCTTTTTCAACTCACTGATTCGTGCAGGGGCTTCCCAAATTCCAAGAAAGTTTAACGCTTCCCATCTTGTCAATGAAGCATGAGAATCAAACCATCTAAGTATCCGTTCATGTTGCGTTTGTCGTTGTTTGTTATCAATAACATTGGTCATTTTGTCTCCAATCTGTTATAATCAGGATAGTAGCTTTCCAAATTACTACCCAGCCTCGTTTACTGACGGGGCTTTTTTATTTTGTCATGTAGCGAAGATAATCAGAAAGCTGATAAAATCTGCGTGTGAAGTTATCTTTGGAAACTTCCCAAAGCTCTTTAGTAAGCCACTTCGTGACGATTTCTCCGTTAGTCGTGGTATATTGTTCGCAAATGAGCATTATTCCCTCCTAATACAGCACTGCGTTCAGTCTCTTTGCTATACGTTTCAGTGCATTGATATTGTGTGTGATGAGTTCTTTGAACAGGTCGAACAGGATTTCACCTGTGTCGGGATTGACGATGTAAGTGTAGGGCATTGTGTGTCTCCTAATCAACATATTCAAACTTAGGTTTTTTAGCTACCCCTCTATATTTCTTCTGGTAACTATCCCAAGCAATAAAAGCCGGAATAAAAGTAATCCGTTTACCTGCATTTATCACAAAATGTGGGGCAATTTTTTCAAATTTTCGAATTTTGATTTGTATTGTTTCTTTTTTGACCCCAAGCTTATCTGCTAATTTTTCATCGTTGAACCAGTAATCAGAATCTATTTTTTTATAATCAACCACTGCTATTCCCTTTCTAAGCATCTAAGTCATAAATGAATGCTATATCAGCTAATATCACAAGTGCCGCTTTACCATTTTCTTTACCACTCATAATATTTGACATCCTACTTGCTGAAATTTTGGAATCAGATTTTTCAGAAGCAATTCCTGCAAGAAAAGTATTTGTATATCCTTTTCTATTTTTCAGCTCCTCTACAGCTTGTCTGTAACGTTCAAATTTTTCCTGTGTCATACCAGTCCTTTCGTTAAAAATATAATATTTATAAAGAAAGTATATATTTTTTGTTAGTTTATTCTTGACTTTAACTATCAAAAACTATACAATATAAGCATAGTTAAAGAGCCTATAAAACACTTTATAAACTTTGCTTGGTGGCTGTTCGTTTAGTATTTATTTAGGTTTTCTTTAATGTTTTTATATACTTTCTTTACAAGAACTATTATAACATTTTCTATACTCTTGTCAAGAAAAAACTAACAAAAAATATACTTTTTTGTTAAAAACTTTGAAAGGCTTAGCATGACTGTACTTGACAGAATAAAAATTTTGGCAAAAAAGCGTGATAAAACAATAAAAGAAATTGCTTTTGATATCGGTTTGAGCGAAAATTCTTTGTATAGATTCGACAAATCTATCCCAAACGGACAAACATTACAAAAATTAGCAGATTATTTTGGGGTCACAGTTGATTATCTGCTCGGACGTGAAGAAAAACCTTTTCCTTCTGAAACAGATTTATCCGAAATGATTGACCGCTCTAATCACTTTGACGGTAAGGAATATCCAGATGAAGTTAAGCAAGGGATGAAAGATGTTTTACGCGCTTATCTAATGGGGAGATTAGACAATAAGGAGAACTAACGTTTGGAAACATGGCAAGAAAAAGCTGCGCGAATTGGCGCGGAAGTCGTAATTTTTGACCCAGATAACTACCCTAACAGCGAGGACTTAGAAAATGTAGATGGATGGGCTGTTTATGATAAAGATTATGATGTAAAAGTTGCCTTTATAAATGCGCATCGTAGTACTGTGGTTCAAGGAAATATTGCATATCATGAATTAGAACATATTGAGCAAGGACACAGTCATTATCCTTTTAGCACAACTAAATTGATGTATGAAAGTTCTGCAAATGATAGTATGCTTGAAAAACGTGTAGATGACTATGTTTGCTCTTATGAAAGCATTGATGAAAATACTATTATCGATGTTAATAAATTCTTAGATTTATATGAGTTAGGTCACGAACTATATTATAAAGCTGAAAAAATAATAAAAGAAAAAATGCTAGAGCATATTCGCTTTAGCTATTAATAAGGGGTATTTATGAGATTTGGAATGAGAAAGCCCAGTGTTAAAAAGAGTATAAAATCCAGAACCACTGGCAAGATAAAACGAAAAGCCAAAAAAGCAGTTAATCCTGTCTATGGTAAAAAAGGTGTCGGTTTCGCCAAGTCACCAAGTAAATCTGTGAGAAACAAAGTTTATAAGAAAACAACTTTTTCTTTTTGGGATTTATTCAACAAATGATAACGATTAGGAGATTTTATGGGATTATTTAGTAAAAAGCCCAAGGATGAACAACTCATTTTAAGGCTTGAAAAACTTAATCAGCAAATTGATAGTAAAAAGCAAGAATTAGGTGAATTAGCGAAAAATATTAAGCTAATGGATAAACAAATTAGTTTAACTGAACAAATAGAAAATAAAAAAGCTGAGTTAGACAGTATAAATAAACAAATTTCTCTATCTAACGATGAGTTATCTATGCAGGAATTAGGATTTTTTAAACGTCAATATAAATTTAGCGATTCTACAAAATACAAAGATGCCTTAAATGACATACGTTTAAATGAGAAAAATCTTGTAAAGGCTGGTAGAGCTGGAATTGTTACAAGTCCTATGACACTTGATAATAGTCTTTCTAAAGGAAAAGCCATGCAGAATGCTCTCATTAGAGCAGCAATCAGGGGTTTCAACGGTGAAGCCGATGCTCTACTTACAAAAATTTCAGCTTCTAATGTTTCTCAAAAAATCTCCGCCCTCATTAAATCGTTTGAACAACTGAATAAGATGTATTCTAGAAATCTAATTAGAATTAGTTCAGAATATCTTGAATTGAAAAAACAAGAGTTACAGCTTGCTGCCGAATTTGAATTAAAAAAGCAAGAAGAAAAAGATATCTTGCGTGAGCAAAAAGAACGTGAACGAGAAGACAAAAAACTTCAAGCAGAAATTAAGAGACAACAAGCTAAGTATGATAAAGATATTACTCAATTTACAAATGCTATTGAAATAGCAGAAAATAGATTGAACAATGCTTCAGAATCAGAAATCAAAGAATTAAAAAAACAAATTGCTGAATATAAAAGAAAAATTGCATCTCTCAATGAGGATAAAGAAGAACTTGATACTAAGTTTTCTAATGCAAAAGCTGGCTATGTTTATGTCATCAGTAATGTTGGTTCTTTTGGAGAGGGAATTGTAAAAATAGGCGTTACTCGCCGATTAACACCTACTGACAGAGTAGATGAACTCGGTTCTGCTAGTGTTCCGTTTAAATTTTCTATTAATGCAATTATTTTTAATGATGATGCATTTGATTTAGAAACACGACTACATCAATACTTTGATAAATTCAGAGTTAATAAATTTAACAATCGTAAAGAATATTTTAAAGTCGATTTGAATAAAATCAAAGAATATTTAAGCAACGATAGTTCTCTTAATGTAGAATGGAACGAAACCCCTGAAAACTTTGAATACGAACAAACTTTACTAATTGAGAATAAATAAAAAAAATCCGCCCAAACTTTGGACGGCACGGGCGGATTAATTACAAATATTTAGTAAATGTCACGGAAAACGTGGTGTTTTACTGTACTCAATTTTAGCAAGAAATGGAGTAAAAATCAAATGTGGATAGAAAATTTACCAAATGGAAAATACAAATATATAGAGCGTTACAATGACCCTTACACCGATAAAAGTAAAAAGGCATCAATAACTTTAAATAAAAACACACCACAAGCTAAAAAACAAGCGTTAGCACTTCTTCAAGAAAAGATTGATAAACTTACCAACCAAGATGAAATAACCTCTAAAATAACGTTAGTTGAGTTGTATGATGAATGGTTTAGCCGCTATCAAAAAACAGTAAAGCAGAGAAGTGCAATTGCAACCAGAAAAGTAATAAAAAAAGTATTTAAAAATATTCCGCCAGATATGTTAGTTAGAAAGGCTGACAGACAATTATTTCTAAAGTTTTTAGATGAAATATATACTTTTGGGAACTTGTCTTATTCATACACAACTCAAATAAAAAATACTCTTGGTAATATGTTCAGCTATGCTGTAGAACGAAAATATCTAAGTAAAAATCCTATTACTCCTATAAAAATAAAGCGTAAAAAGGATGAAGAAGAAAATTACAAGCAAAAAATGGATGAAAAATATCTGGAAAAAGAAGAAATTTATCAAATTATTTCCTACCTTCAAGAGCGTAATCAAACAAGACTTCATGCCAGAATAATAGAGTTTTTGTGGTTGACTGGTCTAAGATATGGAGAACTTCAAGCTTTGCAATGGAAAGATTATGATGGAAAAAGTATAGATGTGAACGGTACTTTAGGAGTTTACAATAAAGCAGAAAATAAAACTAAAAAAATAAGTCCAAAAACAATCGCAAGCAATAGAATTGTAGACTTACCTCAGAGAGCAATTGATATCTTAGAAGAAACGCGAGTTTTAAATAAAATATCATTCAATAAAATATCTTCTACTGATTACCTTTTTCTTTCAAATCGGGGAATGCCTCTCAGCATCTCTGCATTCAATCGTGTATTAAAAAATATAGAAAAAGATTGTCATATTGATAAAACACTATCCAGTCATATTTTCAGACATTCTCACGTCTCTTTACTTGCAGAGTTAAATCTACCTCTTAAATCTATTATGGAGCGCGTAGGACATTCAAATGCAAATACAACGCTAAAAATATATAATCACGTAACTAAAAAAACGAGGGATGAGGTTATGGAAGCTCTGAATAACATAAAATAA